CGGAACATTCGGAATAACCCCGTCAGCCAGCTTTGCAGCGGTCACGGCTTTGTCGGCGATCTTTGCGGTCGTTACTTTCGCTGCACCGATAGTCGGGTTGGGATAAGTCCCGGTCAGATCGCCGCCGGCAGGACCGGTTGGCGGGGTAGCTCCCGGGATAACGCCGTCGGCTAATTTGGCCGATGTAACCGATTTGTCCTTGAGCATGTCGGTTGCGATCATCTGAGGGCCGATAGGAGCGCTTTTGAGCTTCATCACATAGTCGTCGGTCAGTGGCTCCGAGGTAATCAGATCGTCGCCCGTGTCCACATCGTTGGCGACAAATTCGTAGCGCTTGAAGGCGTTATATATTACGCCGTTTTCAGCCACTCGTTCTCCGTACAGTATTTCCCGGCTGTGCAGATACGACCCGGCGGGGATGCTCTCACCGGGGTAGGAGTACATGACACCTTTATATAATATGATACCGGGAGTATACGAGCCGTCCTCGTTCTTGTCGAAGCCGTGCAGTATGGCGATGTTCTGGCCGAACAGATTGATCGCGGCTTTCAGGTAGTTTATCTGACGCGGCAGATTGGACAGGTCCGTGATGAACACGGGATTGCCCGTGCCGTTCTGAAATAGCATATCGTAAATGGGGTCGAGTGCCATGTCAATATGTTTTAATGGTGTATTTGATTCCGTATATTATGAGCGAGTTAAGCGTTGCGAGGAGGTCCCACCACACATCGGACATGGGCGCGTCGTTCGTTTGGATGGTCCCGTCCGACAGATTCTGGAAGTACATCTGGCCGTTGCCGACGAGTCCGAATCCCTGCGTCGTGCCGTATATGGTATGGTAGGAGCCTTTCTCTATTCCCTCTATTCCCTCTATTTCCTGCATGCTCCACGTGTTTCCGTTGTCTTTGCTGACGAACATAGAGCGGTAGAAGGGAAATGTGCGGAACGACCCGTCCTGCGGAACGTAGGTAACGGACTTGCATACGTATTCCGGCAGAATGGGAGAGGACGAGGCGACAGGCTCGTAGTCGGGGGATGCCGCATAGGCCGATCCCTTGCCGACGAATACGAGACGAGTCCCCGTAGAATCGGCTGCGCAATCGTAATACAGTCCATAGGGGAGCGATTTGACGGACGAGTTGACGATTTGGTAGTTATTGTCAAGCTCGACGAGCTCCATTTGGGAAGCGTTCATAAAAACGAATCCGTCTTTGTACGGGCACAGCGATGTATAGGATGAGCCGATTCCTTCGAGCGGTTTCCAAGTTTGAGTCCCGTTCAGAAGGTCCAGATACATCGCCATCGGTTGCAGCCCGTCTCCAATGGCAATGGCGTAGTGGTTGGCTATCGACACATTCGACAGGTAGCTGCCGACGACTTTCGTGTAGTCCCCTTCCGGAAAATCGACCGCCTTCCATGTCTCGCCCATATCGAAGGATATGGCTGAAATGCCGTCTCCTACGGCGATAATGGGCCGGGTTTGGTCCGATCCTTTGATTGAGTAGGTAATACTCTTGTAGAGCGCCGTATCGCTCGCGTTGTTGGGCAGAACGACCGTTTTATAGGATAGCCAGTTGTTATTGGTTATGTAGGCGGTCTTGTCGCTTATGGCGATAGTAGGTCCTCCCGGGACGGATACGGCGTTATAGATGACAGCTCCGCTGTACTGAAGCTCGACGGGAACGCTGACGATAGTCTCGTTGGACGTAGCGCCCTGAAATCCCCAGTAGACCGGGGCGTTTTCGCTTCCTTCGGTATACAGGTACACTTGTTTCGACTCATCATCGGGGTACGAATCGTACAGGTACATCTGGTTCAGGCTCGAATTGGAGATGATGATCTCTCCGTATTGCCCGAAAAGATGATTGAGGACATTGGAAACGTTGCTGATGTTCGGCTCGCACGATGCGATCATGTAATACTTCCGCCTCAGCGCGTCGTATTCGTTCCATTTGGGTTGCAGCGGATAAAGGCATGCCAGCAGGAACTTGTACATCTGATTGAGGGCCGGCAGCGTCTTTTCATCCCCGTATGTGACGGCATAATTGGGCCGGAGTATCTGATAAATCAGATTGGGTATATCGACAGCTCTGAATTTCATACTACACCGATTCAAAGATGGTTATGGGACTATCCGCCGTAAAGTCGGAAATATTGTCGTTGAAATTGAAATATCCGGCGTACAGGTAGATGATTCCCTGATAGGGGTTGGATGCCACGTCGTCCGGAACATACGGGACGTACTTGCCCTCGCCTTCGGATGTGTCCCACCGGTTGATGGTAACGCCGTCGAAAAAGGCGTCCCTTACGCCCGTAATATCCTTGATGGCCGACTCGATGTCATTGATATAAAGAGCCGAGCGATTGAGGCGCTGCATCTGGAACTGGTCGAGCAGCGCTTTGATGTTATCCTGAATGGCTATCAGGTTGTAGTCGCGCGAGTATCTGACGTACAGGTGAGCGCAGTCGAACCGGTCGGGGACCTGACTAAACACAGTCACAGCGATACCCACCGGCTCCCAGTTTTTCATGTAGCCTTTGAATGCGTCGAGTTGCTGCGTCGTGAGCGGAATCAGGTTGTTGTCCGAATCCGTCGTGGCTACTTTCAGATATATTTCCCCGTTATCCGGGACGGATGTATACACCTGCTTGATAATCTGTTTGCTGGTGTCTGTCTCGGCATATCCCATCGCTAATGTTTCGTCGTTCACTACGACCAAATCGTCTCCCTCCTGATAGGCAAGCGCCTTGTCGATGTAGTATTGCTGGCCCATGACGCGCAGCGAGCGGGCGGCCGTCTCTATGATGGTATTCGAGCGGCCGATTTCTCCGGTCAGGATGTCGATGATCGTGGAGAATACGTCTACGAACCGGGTCCAGATTGCCGAGGCGCTGGAGTTGAGATTCGGCAGGATATTGGCCAGATAGGCTTTTATCTGATTAGCTGTTTGACTTGCCATTTTGGGTCATTGTATTTACGAGGTTATTGATCTGATTTTGCAAATCTTCTTCCGACAGGCGGGTGGAATAGAACGGATATTGACCGGCCCACAATACGCAGGCATTGTTGACGATAGGTATGCCCGTTATGTCGAGCTGAGTCCCGAAAGGTATCTCGGCGGTATAGCTTTCTATGCCGTTTAGCTCCATAAGTTTGTCGAGCACGACGATAGACCCCGATACGTTGTAGCATATATCGTAGATAGTCTGGAATGCCTGAACCTGATAGGATGCCATAGCTTGTTATTCGTTATAGATGACCGACCCGTCCATAGAGAATATATTTTGCCAGCCCGAGCGGATCGTTTTCTCGTCTACGTATTTGGCCCCGTCCTCATATATCTGCCCGATCCCTTCGGTAAGGAGCAGATCGAAGTCCCCCGGTGCCAGATTGGGATATAGCTCGTCGAGGGCCACCCCGATGTGCGCCTTCGTGATGTTCACGGCACGCTTGATAAGGATCAGAGCGCCGTTTTGGTTCGAGCACCGATCCGTCATGGCGAAATCGCCGTCGGCGATGACAATGTCGTTTACCTTAGTGTCCCATCGTATGTCTTTCATTGTACTATGTCTTCGTTTTGGTATTCATCGTCGGAGAATTGAGAGAAGGAGCCCGTGAATCCGGGAGTAGGGGAGCTTGTCGGTCCGCCTCCGGATGGGGCTGTATGCGTGTGGGAGTTGACGAACTCTTTCAGGCTGTCTATTTCCCCCACCAGTTTGTTCAGCCGGGCAGTCAGTTCTCCGATAACCACCGTAGGGCCTTTTCCCCCTCCGTTCAGGGTGACGAGCGGATTTTCTCCCGAGGAATCCAGCGCGACGGAAGCCGATCCGACGGTCAGGGACAATAACCCGTTCCGCATTTCCATACCGGCATCCCCTCTTTGGGCCGATATGCTGGATGCGTCGATCGTGATGACATCCGTCGCTCCTTCGTTCCCGAAATCGTATTTGACGACAATCTTGTCGAGATGGGTAAAGGAAACGACGAACGGGAGCTCCGGCCGGTTCTCCACGAATCCGAGCACCACCGTAGAGCCGACGGTGGGGATAAAAAGAATGCCATTGTCCCCATTCACGACAATGTCAAGATTTATGTCGCTGATCGTCTTGTCATTGTCTACAATGGCATTCAGGGTCCTGTTCTCCTCGTCTACGCTATCGACGGTAGCATACACGAGAGCGACCGATTCGGCCATCGTGAATCGACGGTCGAGCAGTCGCCCTATTTCTGCGACGCGGGCTGAAAAGGTCTCGTTACGCTTTCTCATAGTAGAACATTTCGTCGGTAACGCTCAGGATATTATGGTAGCCTGAGTCGTCGCAGTTCAGTTCCGTCCCGATCACATAGTAGTTGCTGCTCAGTTCGGGAAACAAGGTGTCTTCATATTCGATGAAATCCCACAGCGAGACGAACGGATATAGCAGCGTGGTGATAGAGCCTTTGTTTCGGTTTCCCTTGAGCCGAGCCAGCGCCGCGTCGGCTATCGTTTCCAGTTGCTCCTGTTTCCGGGCCGGAGAGAAGGGAAGGCGGACCGGCTCTCCTTTGGTTTCATCTCCGCGGGTAACCTGTATCTTGTTGCCTTTTTCGTCATATCCGTTGATCTCGACGTAGTAATCGGTAAAGAGGCCGTCTTCGGGCGTAATGTCCCTGTTGATGACGTTCAGCCGGGTGCTCAGCTTGATTGTCGGTCGGCCCGTATTGGTCGCTCCTGTCCCTACATAGACTTTCCCCGTATTGCTGACTTGGCCGTACAGCACATATTCCTCTGCGAAACGGGAGATAGCCTCATAGGGCGCTATGGCCTTCCAGACGTTCAGCGTGAATTCCACGTCGGCGCTTTCCGATTCGGCTACGGACAGGGACGGAAACTCTCCGGTCAGCCCGGCTTCTTTGCGGAATTTGGCGAAAGCGTCGTTGGCAATCGGGACGACTTCGTTCATAACCTCCTTTAAAGGAGTCATTTTCGACCAGCTTTTATTGACTTGCCCGAACTTGAGAATAAACGAGTTGTCCTCGCATTTGATCGTGGTGGGGAAACCGCTCACCACTTTTCTGATAAACCCGGAGAACGCGAGAATCTTGGGGAACGTATGCTGCAAGGTCGTATTGTCCTTATACCACACGTAGACCTCGATGCGGGCTCCCGTCGCAAGCTGGGCCCCGTCTACGCCGATTCGCAGGCTGTCTGCCACGGGGCGCTGCTTGTCGGTGACGGAAATGGTGTAGAGCGGTATTTTGATCTCTGCCGTAGCTCCTATGACATCCCTGCTGTTGCTTACGTTGAATGACGAGAAGCGGCCGAGAGAGAATCCCTCGACGATCACTTCGTTGCCGCATTCAAAGTAGTTTCCGGTCATGGCAGTAATGGTTATCCGTTCACGGCAAAGCCGGTATCGGTCGTTACGACATTGGCCGCATCTTCCGATATGACATTCGAGGTAACGTCCACTTCGATCAACTGCATGCGTATCTCGGTAAGCAGCGACCCGGCTTGTGGCGACACGTCGTATTCGGACATATACACGTAGTTGACATGCAGGTTTTGGTTAATGAACGTATTGACGATCCGGAACACGTCCTGATTCTCGAAAAGATCGTTGAACATGCTCGAAAGGTTCTCCAATTCCAGCTTGTACGGGTCGCCTTCGGTATCGTTGACCGTACTTTCGTAGGCCGCGAACAGGTTGGACGTAGCCGGGGACAGCTGCTTGGTCTGCACCTGAATATTCACCGATATGATCTTCGGCTCTTTGTATACCCGCTCGAATATGACGGGTCCGTCCACCAACTGGGACGATGCCGTGTGTTTCTTGGCATTGACCGAATAGGTGAACGAGAGGGGCAGAAAGTAGTCGCCGCACTTGAAATAGTAGTCCTGATTCGGGTCGTACCGGCCCAGAGAGACTCCGCCGGCGGAATAGCGGTCGTTCCGTGACACGAAGGGGGAGTTTACCGTGACGGCCACATTGCCCATTTCGTCGTAAGAGTAGGCCGCGCCGCCGCGCAGTAGCTGTTTGGCTATCCCCGCTTCGGCCATGACGATCTTATAGCCCCGCTGGGCCGCGTTGTACGCATCCTCGACATAGTTGCCCACGGTCTGATAGCCTCTGCCGATCAGGCCGTTGTCTATGCGGCTGATAACCGAATCGACCCCCGAGCTGAGCAGGCCGCCTCCCGATATGGATGTATATTTGTTTCTGCTCATATCATGCGGGTTGAATTGTTTAGCGCAATGGTAAGGCCGCGCACGATCATGTCCTCTATGGCGGGTTCCAACTGTTGCTTTATGTCCGCCACGTCGTTTGCGTTGATCGTCGTGGGCATGCTGACTATCTCGCGGTTAAAGTTGATGACGAGCGCCCGGGTCGTGCCGGACATGCCCCGAATGGTTTGGGCATCGGACGCTCCGACCGACTGGGTGTCGAAAGAATCGGTTAGAGATTTGAAGGGGTTTTCATGTACGACTTTACCATTTTCATCTATATCGTATCTTTCTATATAATTTTTGACATCTGAGACTAAAGCATTTTTAAGATTAATTTTTCGGTCTGTATCTTCAGGTACATAATCACCATATTGATAATTACGAGGGTCAAACCAAGAATTGCTATACAGAATATTTAATCCGGAGCCTATGGCCAGACCCGCATTACCGAGATGACCGGGAATGTCGTACCATTTCGTTTTTTTTATTTGCTCTCCGATCGCTTGTCTATCCATTCGTGCTTTGTAATATGGATCGTAGCGATTTTCGTTATCCATATAAAAAAGAGATAACTCTTTAAGAGCTTGGGCAGCTACCGAATTTTCGTCTTTAACCTTTTCCCAAAATATTGTCTGTTGAGCTTGGGTTTTTAGTCCCAAAAAATCATTGACATATTGTTTTGCATTCGGCTTTTTTAAGAATTCCCTGACAGAAATGTCTTTTTCAGTATCTTTAACTTTACTGTGCTGATCTATAATACTACCTGCCACAATCGTTGCCACCTTCATCTGCAACGACCCTTTCCCGAAAAGCGCGTATAGCCCGCCAGTAGTGGTCCACGGATTCTCCACCGTCCATGAGCCCACGTTGATTGCCGCATTACCGAATTTGGCAGCGGCTCCCAGTAATGTTTTCGAGGCTTCCAGAAAGTTATTGATAATTGAATCGACATTGTTTAAGTTCTGCTCCGAGAAAAATTCCTCGGCCGCCTCTCCTAATATATCGTAGAGTTTTGTGTTTGCGTCGGCCATTCTTTTTGCGACCGGCTCGAAAAGTTTCTCTAACTTCAGGAAGAAATTCTCCCGATTGAGGGCTATTTGCCCCCGGGCCATAGCCACCGGGGAAATCTTGACCGTTTTGTTGAATTCCTCCAGCGCACGGAAGAACGCTTGGGGATTCGACCGGACGAAGGCGTATATATCCTCGTTGCTGCCCGCCTTTCTCCGCTCGTCTTGGAGAAATTTCCCGATAAGCGGTACGCTCTTGATGAGCTCCTTGATGTCGATCCCCTGCCATGAAGTGAGTATCTGCTGCATGTTCAGGCCGACGACGCCCATATCTCTATTACTGGCATGTGCTAACTTGGCTGTGATATTGGCCAAATAGGATGCTTGCTCCTGCGACAATAATGTGCCTCCTACGTTCAGGCCGGTCAGGGTCGATATAAGGTCCAGCGTTCCCACGCGGGAGGAACCGGTCGATACGGCGATGTCGCTGGCCGCCCGGAAGGCGTCGTCGTAGCCTTCCCCGAGCGAGTGCCGCGCCATGTTGTACCGCATGTTGTTCGCGGCAGCCTCCTGCATGCTTTGGCTTTTCAGTGTGCGCATGCCGGCCCAGTAGCCGAGACCGCCGGCCAAAGCGGGTATTCCTTGTCCTATGAGGGCGCTTCCCCCGATACTGCCTGCCGTGCCTATGGCGGGTACGGCTGCTCCTACGGTACGCGAAAAGCTGGATACGACCTTGACCGCATTCGCAAAATTTTCGCGCATGCCGTACAGCGAAAGGCAGTTGCGAAGGAAATCGCTGGAAAATTTGTTGAATACTTTTGCGGAGCGGTCGAAGTTCCTCAGGAAGTCTTTGTCATTAAAGCCACGGTGTCGCTTCAAAAAGGAGTTAGCCCATGAAACCCTTTTTTGCCATTGAGGTCTAATATGGGGATACCGCTTGAATAAATCTTCTTCAGATATCTCGCCGGTCTTTTTTCGCCTCCGCGTTCTCGATCCGGCAGAAGCGTTTCGGGACACTTTGCCGAGCTCGCTGTTCAGGATACGGCTCTTGGCGATAGCCGAATCGAGAACGCTATTCATATTGCCCTCTAAATTGAGGACCACAGAATATACGGGAGACGCCATAGTTACTTTTTCTGGTTAAAAGGAGCCCAATCGAAATGATATATCATGTACAGAGCGGCATAGAACATGCTATCGATCTGATCGGCTGAAAACTTGCCTACTATCTCCGAAACGGGCTCGTGTAAATACCGGGAAATAACCGCTTTCTTTATCAGATACGGGTCTTTTTTGGTAAAATCCGAGATTATTTCGTCGATTTTTCTTTCCGGCTCAGGTTTTCGGCTTTTCTTATCATTTTTTGGACGAAACCCAAGCCCGATAGAAAATTTTCTATATCCTCCGCTACGGCTTCGGATTGGAATATGTCCAAGCAGCAGCCCATATCTTTGACGATGGACTCCCGCAGCTTGTCGTCCTTGATGACGCACTTGCAGAACTCGACGGACAGAGTCCCGAGCTGGTCCAGATGCTCGTATCCTTCGAGGATTTTCAGCGCGACGGCCATATGGGCCGGATTGGTGCGTTGCAGGTGCAGGATTTCGACGTCCGCCTCGGTGGGCTTTTCGGTCATGTTCCCCTCTACGTCGGGGACCCAGCTAAAGTAGCTTGTTTTTACGGTGTAAGTTAGCGACATAGTTTTAAAAATTTGGGGACCCCGAGGGGTCCCCGGTTGAGACATGAAGCGAAAAACGGATGTTAAACCGTAATGGGAGATACGTCTCGTTTAATACCCGTTCCTCGGAGAGAGATAGTGACGAGAGTCTGCGGATCGTTGGCGTCCACGTCGCCGCTGACATCCGATACCCGGCAGTTCAGGAAGTTGACGATAGCCGACTTGGGCGTTCCTGCGTTTTTGAGCGCGTAGGCGCACGTCAAGGTAAATCCGGCGACTTCCAGCATGGAGGCGTACAGTTGGCCCGCCGGTGCGGCAGCGTTGATCGCGTCCATCAGCGCGTTATACTCTCCGCTCTGCATCGTGACCGAGGCGGTGTACGTGGCATTGAGCGCGACGATTCCGATGGGGTCTACGTGACTGATAGCGAATATGTCCTGCACGCTCTGGGAGTTGGCCCAGTTGAGCCGCGACCCCGTATCGAGTTTCATGCTCGGAATGCCGCTGAAAGTCATGTTTATCTGTACGTCGCTGCTCGGAACGATATACTCACTTAAATTAGGCATAGTCTTTAGATTAGAGAGATGAAACGAACATGACGGTAATAAACGCTTCCCTCATAGGAGCGTTCGGGAGAATCTCGACGGTTACTTCGAGGGCCCGCGACTGTACGAAATTGCCGTCTTTGGCCTCGAAATCCACGTTGATCTGCGATGCGTCGCCCCGGTTGATATACGGGTCGATATACAGGCTTCTCAGATTGGCCAGCGTGCCGGATTTGAACGCCGCGTTGATCGTACCGTTGCTCTGTACGGGAATATTGACGTTCAGCAGCTTCGTAAAGAAGGTGTCGCAGTCGTCGCACACGGCGTTCGCCACGCGGACGAAATCGATGCTTGAGAGGGCATTGGCGGCCGAGTTCATCGTCGCGCCGTCGTTGTAGCAGATACCTACGTCATTGCGCCGGAGCGTGAACAGGTATTGTTTCGCGCCCAGATAGTTCGTCTGCGTGCGCGTAAGGAGCGTAACAGGCGTATTGACAGGCGCGTTGGACGCGGAATCTACGAGATAGTCGGCGGTCGTTACGCTGCCCATCGATACGTTCCCGATGGACGTGGCCAGATTGCGGGCCGATACGATACCGCCGGAGCGTCCGACAGAGGCGTTCCGCGTCTTGGTCGAGGTAACGATCTGCAACGCGACGCGAGGGGCGTTGTATTTCGATACGTCGGGAAGATCGGAGATGTCCGATACTACGGCGGCATCGAGAATGCCGACCGCGCGGATGCCTTCGCCGAACAGAGTTTCGAGAGCCGACTCGAAATTCGTGCAGCAGGTGATAGTGTCTTCCGACAATCCGCCTTCGGTCGGCGTATCCTGACCTTCTGCCTGAGCGACCATGATGATGCGCGGGCGGTTGTTCTCCAGCGTTTCCATAGTCGAGCGGACGGCCGTCAGGAAGTCGGGGGCTTGCAGAAAATTCGACGTCTGCGCGTAGGTCGTCTTGTCGTAGACGTAAATCCACAGTTTCGTTCCGGCGTCGGCCTTGTCGTAGAACTCCTTGATATTGAAGTACAGGGGCGTTTTGTTCGTCGTGTCGTACTCTTCGTTGATCCCGAGGTTGACGGCATCCTCTAAGCCGGTGAGCATATAGGAGGTACCCACTTCGAGAGTAACGCCGCCGGGTCCGGGGGCTGTGCCTTTAGCGCCCGGCGCGAAAAGCATCGACACGCTGTTATCCTGAGCCGTTCCGCCGAGGGCGGTATCGACGAGCTCGGTATATATGCCAGTTTGTGCCATTTTCGGTTGTGTGAAATGATCTAATCTTCTTTCTTTTGAGCATTCGCGCCCGCCTTCTTCTTACGGCGTGATTCGAGTATCTCGGCTGCGCTTTCCAGACTCATATCCGGCTTTTCGGCCTTCTTGGGCGGCAGCGCCTGCTTGTCCTCGTAGGCGCGGAGCATGTTTTCGAATTCCTCGTTGGAAACGGGCTCCTTGCCTTTCTCTACCTTGCAATAGCGGCAGCGGCCTCTAAGGGCCAATGCGGTTTTGTACCGGTCTTTGGCCGATGCCTCGTTCCGATACACGTTGCCGTCTTCGCAGCAGTAGAGCGTGCCGTATTTGGCGGTTGCGATAATGAGGTTCTGATAATATCTGTCGGAAAAGTTTACCATAGCTGTAACGTATTTACGAATGGGTGTAAAAGAAGGGGCGGCCGTGCGGAGGGTCGTGTATGACATGTGACCCGGACATGATGTTTTTTAGGGAACAGTCCGCGTCAGCCGCCCCTGTTGATTACGCGCTTACGGCAGGAATGATGATGCCGATACCGAGCCCGTCTTTACGAGCGGCTCCGGCTCCCGAACGAATATCCATAGACATAACCCAAGAATAGTCGTTGGGATTCTGTACCATGTGTACGTTCGTGTTGCCCTGCGCGATGATGGCCTCGCCGGGGATGAAGCCCAGAGCGATGTCGTAGGCCGTAGCGGCCAGCACGGGCGCCGTGTAGGACGGGATCGTGCCGTCTGCGTTCACTTTACCGTCGCAATAGAGCTCTGCATCCACCACCTTGCTCGATGCGGTGTCGTATGCGGCGACAGTGGAGCGCGGCATAGCCTCGAAGCCGCTGTACTGAACGGTCATAGGACCTACGCGGCCCGTCTGCTTCGACAGGATCGAGGTGATGAGCGGGTCGTTCTGAAGCTGCTCGAAGTACGCGGCGGCCATCACCATGACGGCCTCGTTGTAGTCCATCGTGTAGTTCTGGTTGATGAATCCCTTTTGCATCTGGGTGATGTTCTTGAGGGCGAACTCCAGAAGCGTACCGGTCGCGGCGTCGTTGATGGGGAACGTCGAGGCATCGACGGCGAAGGTATCGGGACCCGACATGGGAACCTTTACCGATGCGGCCTCGGCGAACATCTGCAACCAATAGTTGTGGATTTTGTTCACCACGACGCGCATAGCCTCGCTCTGTCCGGTCGCGCGGTTGTTGTATGCCAGTACGTCCGTCGTTGCGGGCTGCCATCCGATGGGTTCCATCGAGAATACCTTCTCGGCCAAAGCGACCGGAATATCCTCGTAGTACGAGGTTTTCGCGTTCAGCGGAGCGCGGCTTCCCACGTACACTTTCGGATTCATCGCCGAGTTGATCCAGATGACGCCGGCATGGCTGTCGCCCGATACGCGCATACATCTGTCGGCCCAACTGTTTTCGGGCAACAGAACGCGGTAGAACAGCGAGAGCCACGTAATCTTCGCCAGATCGGGCGACGTTTCGAGGAAGTCGATGGAATTCTCGCCGATATTGAGCTTATCCAGCGTCTTGCTGAAAACTTCCTTCGGGCCGTCGGCGTTCTGGAAAGTTACATTGCCCATAAAGGACATGAATCCGGGGTCGTTAGCCATCAGGGCCGAATACTCCCGGACGAACTCGACCGGCGTAGCGTTTTCCGGACGGCGCAGCTCCTTCGACGGAACGGCGGACAGCTTCTGAATCTGGCGGAACTTGTATTGACCTTCGTCGCTCCGCAGATAGTCGTTGACAGATTTGAATGCGGTCATCTTGATTTTCGGTGTTTTTTCGTGAATGTTGAAGATTTTGGGCTCGGACTTTGCCGAAAGTTCCTCCTTCCCCTCGGGTGCCTTTTGCGTATCCTGCTCGGTTTCCGTCTTCTCCGTCTCGGGAGCTTCCGCAGCCTCCGGGGCTTTCAAAGACTCGGGCTCGGTCTGTGCCGGCGCTTCTTTCTTGCGCTCGTCGAGCAATGACGTGATGGCCGAAAGGGACGAGAGGACGCGGGACATAAAGCCCTTATGCTCCGTGCTCAGTTCTTCCGGAGCGGCCTCTGCGGACTCGGGTGCCTTCAGGGCCTCCTCCTTGACTTCCGTTTCGGGTTTGTTAATTGCTTCCATGTTTTCCTTGAATTTGTTGATGGTAGAAATTTGGTAGGCCGACAAAGAATCGGGCTCGATCAGTTTGTCGTCCACATCGTTGAACGATACGGAGAGCGTCGATTTGTCGGACGTCCTCTGTGCGATAGCGTTCGGATTGGCCGGGACAGCTACCAGAGACACTTCCCACACGTCGAACTGCACGGCGTACACTACGCCCTCGCGCTTGACTTTGGTGGCCATACCGCTGATGGATACGGCATTGTAGAATCCCTCGTTGTAGAGTTTTTCCTTCTCCCGGCCTTCTTCCGTGTCGGCGAATACGAGGTCTCCGTACCAAGCATTATCCTCGAACCGGATATTGTCTATGCGGCCGATGGGCTGCTTGTCGTCCTCGTGCTCCAGCATCAGGACGGGATTCTTGCGATACTCGTCCCAATTCACGCCGTCGTTCAGGGTAATATACCCTTTTCGGTTCATCGTCTCGTCGGACAGGATTTGCCTAATCATGTTCGAACCAAATTTATCTGCTTGGAATCGAACATCACGTATTCGTCCTCCAAGCTCTGTTTGTCGAGCGCCGTGCATTGGTACAGAATGCGAAACACATCGATGTCCTTTCCGACAGTACCTACGAAAGCGGCCGTTTGATAGGTTTCGATTCCCCGATAGAGGGGGAAAAAGTCGTATTCGTCAATCAGCGTACTGAATAGGGGGCCTCTTTTCACCTTTTCGATGTATCGGCGGATCTCGTAGGCCATGTTACGCATTTTGGTCTGGATTCCGCCGTCCGGCGTCACGGAGTAGTTATCGAAATCGACAAGTACGTTCAGCGAGACGTCGAACCAATCGCAAATGCCCCCACGAATAAATACCGTAGGCTTGTTGCTGTTTCGCACATGCACCACGACGGCCGGAAGGGGCGTATTGACCAGTCCCTGCCCCTCGTCGTTCATCACGGAGACGTTTACACCGTTCTCCGTCACGACGGGAGCCTCTCTAAGAGCGGCTACGAATGTGTCGGTAAGCGTTCCAATCATCGAGATGCACGGTTTTCGACACTAAATTATATGTTTTTTTTTATGATAACAAATTTTATTATAAGAAAATGCTATCCGTAGATAGCTTTTCTGACTTCTTCGGTAAATATCTTACGCACACCCGCGTAAGTTTTTTTACCGACGCCCAAGAAGGGGCGGGGAATGATTTTGCCGATGCGGCTGGAGAATGGCTCGGTAGAGTAGGGCGGGCGGCGGCTCCAGAATCCGTTATGCGCGCGTCCTCCCTCTTGCTGTACCTGCGCGTAGTAGGCGTTTGCTCCGATTCGGGCGAATTGGGGCGAGAAATCGCGTGTAAGGCTTCTTTTGAGGCGGCCCGTATAGTCCAGTATAGGATAGTTGAGCATGTATTCGTGGCTTCTTTGGGGCCATTTTTTGATGCCTCCGTCCTGCGTATACCCTTCTTTTCTGAAGTTCTCGCGCGTCTCTTGGAGCATCAGAGTAGCTATCTTGGGCGGCACGGAGCTATTGCGCGCCTTTTTTACCCTTTCGAGCATTCGGATCATATCGCCGATGTCAGCCATACGATGCGATCAGTTTACGAGGACATTCATGGCCATTGTTCCGGCCAGCGCAACGTATACGTAGAACGACATATCCTTCGCCGAGGTCTCGGGCTTTCGGCTTTTCTCGAAAAAAGCGTAGCACACGGCGATCACGAGCGTTATGATGGCTGAAATCCATCCCAGCGATAGGGTCGAGGCGAAAAATGCGGATACGAGCATCGATACGACGAGTATCCAAAGGTGTTTTTCGGTCATAACAGTTTATTTTTGGCTTGTTTCGGGTCGATGGGGTGGATTTTGGGGTCCGGAGTCGTCTTTTTGTTGCCGCTTCGCCCGAAAATGGAGCCGATTTTGGCAGAAAGGACCTCGTTCCACGAGTTATTACGGACTTTCGTGTTGATGTCGGACTCTTCGAGGCCGATTTTCTTAAAGAAATTGGCGGATAGCTGTATTCCCATCTTGGCCGCGCCGTTCATAATGATTTCGGCCTTGTCGATAGGGATGCTCAGGTCCGGCACCTCGACCGCTCGGGCCCTTTCGAGAGCCGGTTCGCCGTACAAGCGGGCTATTTTCTTGAGTGCGCCGCCCTCGTTGAGCACCGAGAGAACCGATTTTTTGTCGTCGGCGATAATGTCTTGATACAATTCCATGTGAATGGACGCCAGTTGCTCGGAATTCGTATTTTTCTCGGTAGCTCCGAGCAACGTGCCGCCCGTTACGAGCTGCATGATTTCGGACCGGTATTCGGATATGTACTCTTTGAATACTCGGAACGCGTCGGGATAGGACTGCGTCTGCACGGGATTCACCTCGACCATGTACTTGCTTTTACCGCCTGTCGCCGAGTCATAGAAGAACGGGATGATCGGCGTTTCCATAATATCGACCTTGCGGGCGAGCTCGGACGCAAATTGCTGGGCAATCGTGTTGTTGTTGTCGAATCCGATAACCATAGTAGGGTAGGAGAACCGCTTGCCGAGGATGCTCCAGTTATTGTATGCCTCCACGATTCCTATCATGGCTCGGGAAATGGGCTGAAGAAGTCCCATGCCGAAATCTTGATCCGTCTCGGGTCTGAAGAAGAATATGTTGTCGTATTCGTCCACATTGACGACATTCATATACTCGTAGGTTCCGAACCGGAGGGCCCTGTTCTCCAGATCGACGTTTCGCATGGGATAATACTGCCACGAATCGGTTTTGGGGTCTATGCCGAATACGACCACGCCGTAGAACTTGCTCAGGCTGCATGCCCTCTTGAACTGATCGAACCACCTTGTGCGAACGATCAGTTCGGTAAGCCGAATATCTTCCTTGCCGTCTACTTCGAGAACGATTCTCATCTTCTTGATGGGGACGAGCCTTTTGTTGATCTGCGAGCACAGGAAGGGGGACGACTGGATCGTAAAGGAGTACATCGAATCGACGTAGGTCAGATCGGAATAGTTGATGGCCCGGTCGATAGCCTCGCGCCACCATTGCGGGGTATATTCGACGTAGTAGTCGTTGAAAAGGTATCTGGATACCAGGTTGGGGACCCCCACTTTCTTAGGCACGGAGAACGGGTTCACCTTCGGTTGGTGGAACCGCTTCGGCGAGGACGGATGGAATTTTTTAGCCATAGGGGAGGGAAGTTGTAAGAATTATCGACGAGTTGGATTTATCCGATGTACTTGTTTCGAACGGAAACCATTTGCGGGAGTGCGTTCGGCTCGCTCTTGGTCGGAGCCTCGTATATCGAACTCATGCCGCTTTTGAGTTCGTTCACCTTTGCGAGCACTTTTTCATAGTTGTATCGCAGAGGCTCGGAAACATTGAGCGAAGGGGATGCGATGTTGAAGGCGGTCATCACGAGCAGCACCCATTTCAGCGTAGGGTCCTTCTTGTCGGGGTTCGTCTCGGAAAGCATGGTATCCAGATCGAGTATGTGACCTACCTCGGAATAGAGAAGTCCCAAAGCATTCTCGTACGCTGTCTGTACGATGTCGGAGTACATGCCCTCGAACTGCGCTATCTGTTGTGCGCTAAGCCATTGCTTTAGCTGGTCTTTTTCAAAATACATGGGAGAAAGTATCATAGCGTCAAAAAGTTACTCGGGTTCCCCTTCGGTAGAACATGGGCCATTGCGTGAATTTCATCGATGTCATTTCACGGTTTAACAGAGACGCGCCCTTTGCGGTAGCGTCGGGAATATCGTCCTTTCGGTTTTTGTTGTATTTGCGGGAAAAGAATATGAACTGTTCGACGAGCAGCTCCCCCTCGGGCGAACCTTTCAGTTCTTCGTTGACAATGAAGCGGCCGTTGCGAAAGAGGGGTTCGAGCGTGGACTCGATATTCATAAACTTATTCCCGTTATTGCGAGTATCCCACGTCAGCGGACAGTTCCATCCGGTCTCGCTTTGGAATCGGGCGAAAGTCGTGTCGAAGTCGAGAGGCACTTGCTTTTTCTCCATGACGATGCGCGGCGGAACGGGAGACATCTTGAACAGCTCGAAGATATTGTACATCATTTGCAGCGAAGTCCCTTTGACGGCCTTGACGCCCAGCAAGTATATCTTATCGGCGGCCGACGCCAGCAACACGGATGCCTTGTAGTCGCACGACTCGTTATCTTTTGCCGACGGGTCCGTATATATCAGGCAGTCGAAAAGCTGGCTCGGGACAGGCCCCCAAGGTATATGATCGAATATTTCTCCCTCGCTCTCGTCGCTGTATTCTCCCGAGAGGAAACGCTTGCGCTGCAAGGCGGAAAGCTGGGACAGGGTATTTACATAATCCGCCGAAAGATATTCTCGATTGTCCAGCACCGAAAAATGAACGACCAAGAATCGATCCGTCACGGCCGGATCGAGCTTCAGGCCCTCCCGATTTTCCCTCTTAAAGAAGCGGACGTATGTCCAGTGCGACTTGGTTGTCGGGTTCAGCGCATAGATCATCTTATTGGTCACGTCGAGCTTTTGCGCCAGTCGCGTCCGCAAGGTGTCGATAGCCAACTCGTCTACTTCAGAACATTCGTCTACGAAGATATGGCCCCATTCAGTGGATAGTATCTTGTCGTATGTGCTCGATACGTCCGACGATCCCCGTATAGCCCCGAACTGAATATATGCCCCGTTGAAAAAGCGCAGTATATTCTCCTTCTTGTCGTACACGCAAAATCGCTTACCATTCGGCGCAACCAAATCCTCTACCTTATTCAGCCCGTTGTGAGAAGCGATAGATTTCAGAACGGCAGGCAATGTCTGACGGATCATACCCGTCTGCAATGAAGTAAGAACATTTCTTAAAATTAGGCAGTTGGCTTTACGAATAACAGATTGGGATATCATCCAGAATAATATCAGAAATGTTTTGCCCGACCGGCTCGACCCATAAAACAGGCATTCGTTGTACTTATCGTCGTTCAGACGATTGTACATTTCCACTTGTTTCGGATTAAGCGGTATGTCTAAATTGATATTCATCGCTTCAGAGATATGCTGACTTCCTGAAAACTGTCGTCACTGTCGCTGTCCCCCAAACTTATACCTTTGCTGTTCACAATGCTACCCGCACTCTTGTAAATGTTAACGAACTTCATGTAGGCATCAAGTTTCGACTTCAGCTTCGCCAAATCTCCCATCTGCGTCGATGGATCGGTCAACTGCCGACGTATCGCCTCCAAATCCCGAAGTATGCCCATGCTATCCAATGCCTCTTTAGCCGCATCGAATCGCATATTCCCACTGCTTGCGCTAACCTCCGCCTCGCATACCGTAACCTCATCCTTCACACTCCGCAACTCTACCAACTTATCCATCAAACTCCCCATGAATATAGGTTTTTTTTATGAGAATATCACAAATATAATTTTAATAAATTATACAACAAAAAAATCCTCGAATCCGGGGACATATTCCGAGTTCGAGGATACGGCAGGAAAAAACCTTACTACGGGAAAACCTGCCTTGAAGTGAGATGATAAATTGGGGTATACGAGTGAGTATGTACGATTTATCAACCACAAAGATAGCAAAAAGTCGCTAATAAACAAACATATATGCGATTAAAATAACTCATCGCTAAAAATAACACCACCCCCGGATTTACAAACCCCCGGATGTATAGTTAGTATTAGCAATGGTGGAACCGGGGGGCGGTTGTTTACCGACGAATCTATCTATACCTGTATCTCGTTCTTGGCGTCAGGAAAGCGATAACAACACATATTTATTGCCTATACAATTTCACTATTGCAAGTATCAATACAAATGCTATTCACATGCGCACACGTATACACGCGCACGACGCACGCACACGCATGCGCGCTGTATCTTGATATACGAGCAAAGCCAAAAGCTTTCCTGCGCGCACACACGCGCGTATTACAAGGAATATATATACGCGGGCGCACATACGCACACGCACGCGCCCAGATCAGTAAGAATATATACTGTATACATTACTACGATTCTCGGCCAATCAGCACTCGACAACATAGAGAACCGGCAGCAGCTTATACGTGCACATTCTGCCATGGGCTGATGTCTATGCAAAAACTTTCTTATACTTCCAGCGTTTCAGCTTTTTTCTGTATGAATAAAAAAATATCTGGGGGCGATTCCAGTTCCGATATACTCTCCGATTTTCAATAGTGTTCGGGCTTCAGGTCATTTCTGTATATATGTGATTTTCAGGCGTAAATGTGTCGAATTCGGTTACATTTGTAAAGCCACTTTCTATCATAACAAAACGTTATATCCGTTCGCCTCATTATAATAAATTTCTATTGCATTTGGGTGCATTTTTTGCATTAAATATTTGGAAAACATGTGATTGTGTTGTATATTTGTATAAAGCAAAAGGGAACAGAACATAATTATAATTCAAATTAAGTCTTATTGCTCATAATACCACATCCTGCTATTTAACATAATGCTAATTCAAGTTAGACCGAATTATAATTGATATTATTTTGAATAGTAGGATAGGGTAGGAGAGGTAAAAAAACTTTACTACCATGTCACAAACAGAAAACATTGCGGCTTCTGCTGCGAAGCTCTCCAGCTCTTGGAGGGACGAAGTAAATCAAATTCGTACACGTCTTAATTATTTGCGCGCTCGATCTTGCTGGGATCGGGGAGTCAATGGTTTCGCGCTCGATCTTCTTGACTCTTACGAGGAAATTTGCGAGTACTGCGAAAATGAGGGCGAACCGATTCCGGAACTTTGCGAAAAAACCTTGCTAAATGGGGCCATTGATTGGGAAGACTATTCTTATGGCGGGTTCGCTCTTATTTACGATGAAGACATAGCTAAAGCCCTGTGTACACCGTCTGAACTGAAAAGAACGAACTACGGGCGCAATGATCCTAATCGGCGCGAGACTTGGATGGATGTGCAGGCCAGAGCTTATTTTCAAGCCTATCGTAGGCTTATCAATTGTGCCTAAAATATTAAAAAGATTGAGATAATGAAAACGATTTATTTACATGTGTTAGATAAAGGGTGGGTATCTTTTCAGTATACCAACATTTCCGAATTAGAGGAAGAATTTGCCCAAAGAGGGATTGAGGTAGGCGACGGCTGCAAACTCGGCAACTACTGCAAACTCAGCGACGGCTGCAAACTCGGCTACGGCTGCGAACTCGGCAACTACTGCAAACTCAGCTACGGCTGCAAACTCAGCGACGGCTGCAAACTCGGCGACGGCTGCGAACTCGGCTACTACTGCAAACTCGGCGACGGCTGCAAACTCAGCTACGGCTGCAAACTCGGCTACGACTGCAAACTCGGCGACGGCTGCAAACTCAGCTACGGCTGCAAACTCGGCTACGACTGCAAACTCGGCGACGGCTGCGAACTCGGCAAATACTGCGAACTCGGCTACTACTGCAAACTCGGCAAATACTGCGAACTCGGCGAATGCTGCGAACTCGGCAACTACTTCGAACTCGGCGACGGCTGCAAAGTACCTAAATCATTATTCATATCGGCCTCCCAGCACTCCGTTTCATACTGGGGGTACGATGCTATCCAAATAGGTTGTAAAAAATATACTATTTCGGAGTGGCAAAAGCATTTCCGCGAAATTGGGAAGGCTGAAGGTTATTCTGAGGAGCAAATCGATGAATATGGGTTTTATATAGACCTTATTGCCAAACTTCACGGCAGGTGGAACATCAAGCAGAAATAATATCCATTAACTATGAGAAAATCGATTTTAACGGCCATTATATGCCTGCTCGTTTACAGCTGCTCCACTTGTTCGCGGACCTTTAAGAACGAGAGTATTTTGGACTATTACGGCCAGTGCATCGATAACCTCGATACCGATGTAAACCGGAATATGTTCGACGTTTCGCGGGACTTAGTAAAAGAAGTGGAGGAAGACCGCCGATTATGTAAAAGCGATAGGGATATGGTCATAGGATGGATTTTTGAACGTCTGGAAAACCTTAATGAGCCATGAGAACCTTTGTATTTACATGTCGGCCGACTAATTCGGAAGAAAACACCTGTTTCCATGTCCGAATATACCAAGTATGCCGCAACAGGCCGATAAAAATACTGGAGTATTACGACCGGCCGAGGCCAGAATCTCCTTTTAGGGTTAACTCGGCATATTACCAGCTCCGACGCCATAATATTCTCACCGAATCGGAGAAAAAGGATACGATCTTGTCCGAATCTCGATTTTACAACTTTCAAAACGACCGAATCAGAATCTACGAAATACTTTGAAGCCATGATTATATATTTTTCAAAAGATAAAAACGGCGACGTCTATTCCTTCATGGCCCGACCCACCAAGAACGAGAATACTGGGAAGTGGGAGGGGAACCGATTAAGAAAGGAGTCCGTCGATATCGTCGCCAGTTGCCTGACCGAATGGGACGACGAGAGGTCCGCCATGTTGATGGATAGCAGATCGCAAAAATCGGCAGCCTCTAAAGTAGTTAGAACGTGGGTTTTGTCCTTTATGTATGGATGCGTATTCGGCGCTATTGTAACATTATTATTGATCTGAGACATGGAAGGGTATATAGGTTTTGAAAATTACAAAGACAATAAATTACGGTTAGAAGTTGGGCGTGTTTACACACGACGCCCCGTAATTGGCGGCAAATTATCATTTTTCGATAATCCGCTGGATGTTTTAAGGTACTATCCGCCATGTGATAGCGGATACTCCCGAGTTGAAAGCCCGGACAATAAGACAGACAAGCAGGGGCACCATGTGAATACATCGGAATTGCGTGTGATTGAGGATGTGGGGCTGGACGATATTGCCGAGGCCGCAGAAAAAATCATTAGGGAAGGTATAAACACATCTAAAAGCATCGTAGCCGAAAAAAACAGATCGGTAGCCGTCACTACGAAAAAAGGCACCGAGGCGATGAACTCGGGCCAATTCGCAGCAGCGGTTAGCGCCGGAGACAAATCGGCCGCGACCTCACTAAATGACAAATCGGTATCGGTGAATGTCGGTAATTATTCGGTAACAGATAGCAGCGGCAAATATTCTGCATCCGTGAATACTGGGGAAAGGTCTGTGGCAAAAAGTAGCGGCGATAAATCACTGGTAGCATGTATGGGTCTTTGTTCTGTAGCAAAAAATAGCGGCGAAGAATCATTATCCGTTTGCACGGAACGTTTATCGGCAGCAATCAACAGGGGTAATTATTCTGTGTCGGCAGTTACTTCGTTAAGTTCCGAGGCGGTAAATACTGGGCATAGCTCTGTCGCAGTCAATACGGGAGTGGGATCGCTGGCTATAAATTCCGGTTTATATTCAATAGCCGCGACCACCAGCGATCGTTCCGATGCAATAAACATAGCCCATAATTCTGCTGCGATAAGTACTGGAGAAAATACGTCAGCCAAAAATAAAGGGGCCGAATCGGCGGCAGTTACTATCCGCGACAAGTCTATAGCAAAAAACAAGGGTGAATATTCTATCGCGGTGAGCATGGGGGAAGAGTCCGCGGCGATAGTATCAGGGGATCATTCTATCGCCATATCTGTAGGTGTCAGATCAATGGCTAAGGGAAAACTGGGATGCTGGCTTGTACTGGCTGAATACCGGTTCAGAGAATTAATAGATGTGAAAAGTGTGCAGGTAGACGGCGACCGCATTAAAGCAAACACTTTTTACAGGCTCAAGAACGGGGAATTTGTCGAATGCAAAGGAATGTAACATGACACAGAAAGAAATGATTTTGCAGGAATTGCAGCGCGGAGAAACGGTTACGATATTTTCGGCGGCCGAAATGTTCGGAGTTCATCGTCTGAGTGCTGTGGTACAGCGTCTTCGCCATGACGGGCACGCGGTGGTGTCGCGCATGCTGAAGCGAGGACGGACGCGTATGGCGTGTTACGAGCTGTTCCGGTTCGACGATCTGGATATGTGCAAGATAGCGAATATGCTCGCGGAAAAAATAGAGTTGCGAAACGGGCGAGAGGGGACGTATACGATAGAATACGATGAGGAAGTAGAGGATATGTATATCGACGTCGAATTAAGCGTGTCCCCTTCGTGGGACAGGCATTTGCGGGGAGTGTGCATAAATAGCTGGAAAGTCCGGGCCAAATATATACCCACGCAAGACACATTTACCGACGGCCTCGGCTTTTCAGAGGAAAAACTAATGAAATACATAAAATTGATAATCGATGATACGGAAAGAGACATTTAAAACCAGAGCGGAATGGCTGGAGCGCAGGGAGAGCCGGCCGGTTCTCGGCAGCTCGGATTTCGGGATAATACTCGGCTTGAGTGAATACGTTACGCCCTTACAGTATTGGGAGCGCAAGACGAAGGGAAGCGATGAGATGAACGCGAATATGCACCGGGGGATATTCATGGAGGATGCGATTGCCAAATGGTTTGAGAGCGAGACGGGTTGCGAGATTATAAAGCGCTCGGCATCGTACGATGTGTATACCAACGACGAGTTCCCGGACTTCGTGGAATGCTCGCCGGATCGGGAGGCATTCAAACAGGAATGGGAGGACCGTCCGGTGGTGGAGATAAAAGACACGAAGCGAATAATAGACGATATGGACGCAGATAGCATTCCGAAAGAGTGGTATGCGCAGGTCCAGTTTCAAATGGCCGTAATGGGTCGAAAAAACGCCTTTCTGGTCATTTGCGACGGTAGAAAAGAGCTTAAATACGGACATTATACTTTCGATAAAGATTGGACGCTCACGAATATGCGCAAGGCGACCGACTGGTTTCATAAGCACATAATCGGGGGCGAACAACCGGAACCTACCACTGCACAGGACATTCGGGAAACATACCCGGAGAGCAAAGAGGGTATCGTAAGGGTAGGGAAAGATATGTTTTCGAGGTACGAGCGTCTGGGGAAACTGAATAAGGCGATCAAGGTACTGGAGCGAGAAAAAAAGGAGATAGAGGGCGAGATAATCCTAAGATTCGGAGAGCAGGACAGCATGGAATACGAGGGAACCACTATCGCCACCTTTAAATCCTATTGCCGCAAAAAGCTGGATACGGAAATGCTGAGATTGAAATATCCGAACATAGTCAGCGAATGCACGGTAGAATCGAGTTACAGAATGCTGAAATTTAAATAGATATGGGTAAAATAGCTAATATGTACCTTGATTGGAACATCATGGTCGTTAACGGACATCGCATGGTCGATGAATTGGTTGCTCGTAGAGCAATCGATATAGCTAAAGAGGAGTTAGAATTGCAGCAGGATGTTGTCCAAAGAGACGCCCCGTCTGCCCCTATCGAGCTCTGCGGCCTGCTGTGGGATACGGAGAATTTGGCCGTAGGCGGTTACGAGAAGAACGGCCACCATTACTACACATGGGAGGATGCAATGGATGCCGCGAAGTCTGTCGGGAAGCGCTTGCCGACCCGGAAGGAATGGAAGGCATTATGCGATCTCGGCTCGACTTGGGACGACGAGCGCAAGGGCCGTTGGTTCGGAGGTAACCATGATACAGACCACAAGGGCTCGTTGTTTCTGCCTGCTGCGGGCTTCGGCTATTCTAATGACCTCAGCTATTGCGCAAAGTTGGCCGGCACGAGTCTCACCGGCTACTATTGGTCCTCGTCGATGGACGACGAAAGAGGCGACTATGCGGGTAGCCTACATTTAGGCTCGATCGGCGTCAGCCCGTTGGAAATCAACCTTATCACCCTCGGCTTCAGCGTGCGTTGCGTGAGGGATAAATAATCGGAAACGAACTATGTAATAATTAACAGCTATGGAAACAGAAAAAGAATTGGCCCGGGCCTCGATGGATAGGTCGAGATCTCCGTATATAGCCTCTCAATCGTTTTTAACGCAGTTGAAAAAAACGCTTTTTCACGAAGAGACCAAAAAGCGGTTTGAGATGATGTTGGGGGAGTATGCGCCCTCCTTTATGCAGTCTATTTTGTCGGCCACGACCAACAACAAACTGCTGATGAAGGCCGACCCTACATCTATTATCAGGTCCTCGCTGGTTGCGGCATACACTAATCTGTCGATCGACACGAATTTGGGACAGGCCGCATTGGTGCCCTACGGCGGAGTCGCGCAATTCCAGATAATGAAGAACGGATATGTGCAGCTCGCCCACAGAACCGGCAATGTGGCGCGTATCCATGTGGCTAACGTGTACGAGGGTGACATAGAGGCAATAAATCCCTTTACGGGCGACATGCGATTCAATCTAAACAATCCGGACAGGTCGATACTGAACGGATTCGTCTCTTACCTGAAGCTGATGACCGGTGCGGATTTCTATCTGTACATGACGGTGGACGAATGCAAGGCTCACGGGGCAAAGTATTCCAAATCATTCTACAGGGAGAATGGATTGTGGCAAACGGATTTCGTAGCTATGGGGCAAAAGACGGTGTTGAAAAGCATTATTAAAAAGTGGTGCCCGATCAACCCGCAACAGCAACCCAAGATAACGGCGGCGCTGAAATTCGACCAATCCGTTCCCAGTTCCGAAGACATAGAGTCCTGCGATCCGATATATGTGGATGGCGTCGATGCCAAAGAGGCGGAAAAAAAGGAAGTAGACGAAATAGTAGCAAAAATTACGAATGAATGATGGAAGATGAGAAAGTTCTGATCCGGCTGAAAACTTACGCCATGATGTCCGGAATAACCTATAACGGCGTCAAGAAAAGAATAGCATTAGGAAAGATAAAAGCCGAAAATATAGATGGGGTGCTGTTTGTCGACATATCCCAATATCCCGTCCTGCCTTCGGCGAGAATACGGAAAAAACTGGATAAGGAATACTGACATGGAAGGAGAACCCAAAACAATAGACAAGTGCATAGGCAAATTCGATCAGTGGGCTAAGTGGAGTAAAAAAGACCCAATAAGAGAGATAGTGTTTTTAATTGCCGTTCATATTCTTGCCGTCTTATCTATCATATTGTCCCCCATAATCGCAATCATTATGGGCAACGCCTACGAAAAAGCATGTTGGGAGGAAGAAGAAAAAGAAAACGAAGAATATTTTGAAAGGTGGAGAAAAGAGGGAGAAGAAGAATACCTGAAATGGATAAGAGAAGGACGAAAGTAAAATGCGAGACATGCCGATTCGTCCAAGACGTGGAGCAGGGGATAGGGTATTGCCCTGTAATCAAGATGCTATCCCCGGTACATAACGAGAAAGTTTGCGTGCATCACGTGTGTCGTGATTGTCGTGATTTGATGTAGAAACGATGAAGTTCATAATTGCCAAATACTATGTTAACCCGATTGGAGTGCCGGATGATGTAACGGAAGTATGGGAAATAATATATCCCCATTACCATAGCATTATAAGCGCGAGAGAGGGGCGGGAGATTATCCGGGAGAACGGATTGGTGTTAGCAGTGAGCAATCGGTATGGCAAGGTATGGGAGATACCTGGCAAGCCTTTGACGAAGATAAAAATTTAGGAGACATGATAAAGGGGGGATACATATTGCAGCCGCGCTGCATACAGGAGGGGAGCATGGCGCACAATCCGCCGGTAGACAGAGAACTGTGGCAATACTTTCTGCGAAGTGTAAACTACTATAAGCACGACCTTATGCCTCGGGGATCGGGGTTCTTCCGACTGGAGGACATACAGGAAGATTTGAGCTGGAAAGTCGGTTTCAGGAAGATGAAATACTCGAAATCTCAGCTCTCGAAATCCATCCGGCGGATGAGAGATGCAGGCGTCGCTACCGTTACGAAGGAAACGGGCGGAATGATTGTAACCATCTGTAAATACGATTATTATCAGGACCCGAATAACTACGAAGGAAATTCCTTTTATGAAGGAAACAATGGCGGGATAATGAAAGGTAGTGAAACGCTTGACACGAAGGAAACAGAAGGTGTAAGCTTAAATGACTGTGGAACAGTAGGAATAGAGGAGGTGTGCGAAGATCGAAGGAAACGGTATGTCGAGCATGAAGGAAACGCGAAGGCAACAACGAAAGATGACCAATATATAAAGAATTATAAGAAAGAAAAGAATAATACACACACACAGTATAAACTGAAAAATATACAGAACACCTCGTGCGCGCGCGAGGAAGGCGAGGACGGCATGGAGAGATGGGCGGAGTCGTCGAAAAAACTGATCGTGAAAAACGTGAGAGAGTGGATAGCCCAGTATACGCCCTCGGTGGCGCTCATGGAGTTTCCGTTGACAGACCGTCAGATACTGGGGATTTTCGATCGCATGACTCCGGATGATTTGAAGCGGCTACTTATAGCCATGTGCAACAAGGGGGCCACAAAACGAAATAGAAGCGCCTATTTTACGCTTTTGGCATTCGAGGGTAGGGATTATATCATCAAACAGAGAAAATTGAAAATAGCCACCAAAGAAGGCCGAATACGAGGGTTTTTGGAAGTAAAATGAATCTGAAAAACGATTGAGCCATGAAAAGCGAAAAAGCAAAGCAGTATTTAAAGAATAACCGCGAGGAGGTTGAAATAAATTGGGAAACAGGAGAAACTGAATGGATGATATGGCCGAAAGATGCTCGGAAAGCTGTCGAAATAGCCGAGCGGGAGGCAGAAGAAAGGGTATATGAAAAATTGACTCGTTGGAATGATCCGAAAAACCGTCCGCCTTACGGCGTGTCGGTATTGATAAAAGTGTTCTGTGTAGGTGGAGAGAAGATATATCTTGGTAATATTGAGATAGATAACGTATGGGTGACAGATGGCGGGTTGATATTTACCGATGATGCTAAGAATGACGATGAATATGTTGTCGGCTGGCGTGAAATATTATAGAATCCATCTTTAAAAACTTGGAAGAAATGAAACGGACGAAAAACGAGGAGTGGATAATAGCCTACCTAAAAGACAAAGATTATGTGTCCCCGTCGGTAATAGGTTTGGAACACGCTCGAACCTTCGGATATAGAGGAGCGCACCATAGCTGTTGGGCTTCCCCTATCTGCTTGCGACTGGTACGAAAGGGGGTCTTGATACGAAACGACAGGGGGCATTACAAGCTGAAGCCATGACCCACGCATCTCTTTTTTCCGGTGTCGGCGGCTTCGATCTGGCCGCAGAATGGGCAGGCTGGACTAACGTGTTCAACTGCGAGATCGACCCGTTTTGCCGGAAGGTTCTAAAATTCCATTTCCCTAATGCATTGCAATATGAAGACATCCGAACAACTGACTTTACCGTTTGGCGAGACCGTATCGACGTTCTCACCGGCGGATTCCCGTGCCAGCCGTTCAGCGTCGCCGGTAATAGAAAAGGCACGGGAGATGCCCGCTATCTCTGGCCGGAGATGCTTGGAGCTGTTCGGGAGATTCGTCCCCGATGGATCGTGGGCGAAAACGTTCCCGGAATTGTTGATTGGTCGGAGGGACTGGTTTTCGAGCAGGTGTGTTCTGACATGGAAAATGAGGGCTACGAAGTCCAACCGTTTGTACTTCCAGCTTGTGGTGTCAATGCCCCACACAAAAGGAATAGAATATGGTTTGTTGCCCACCGCGCAGACTCAGGGTCTGAAGATATGTGTCAAAGGGAAGACGGTCTTCATGCCTTTGGGGTTTATGCCCACGCCTACGGCATTGGATTGCGGGAGTGGGCGAATGAACCGGAGTCTGTCGAAGGGCGCGTCCGAGCGGCCGACATTAGCGCTTGCAGCGCGAATGGGGATGCTTCCGACACCGACAGCCAACGACGCGAGGAACGTTTCACTCCCGCCGAGTCAGGCCAAAAGAGATGGCGGAATGGTGAAAACGGCTATGCGGAGCGACGAATACCGGGCTGGAGCGGGTTTCCGACTCAATCCCCGGTTTGTCGCCGAGATGATGGGTTTCCCGGTGGATTGGACGGCATTACCTTTCCAAGTTGGTGCAGGGAATCCGTCAAAGCCTACGGCAACGCCATAGTTCCGCAGGTAGCACTGCGGATATTCGAGACGATCAACGATTACGATAATTATGAAAACGGATAAAAAGGAAAACGAATACCAAGAGGAAATCCGTCAACTGAAGGCAGAAATAGCCAAACTGAAAATCTGCCTCGACGAGTCGAAGCAGCGCGAGGAAATAGCCCGCAAGGTAATCGATGACAAGAATATTGAAATTGAAAAATTGAGACGATTATGAAAACATTACGTGAAGTAGCCCCCGAGTCTGCCCCAATCGAGCTTTGCGGCCTGCTGTGGGACCGTGATAATCTTTCCATCGGCGGTTACGAGAAGAACGGCCATCATTACTACACATGGCATGAGGCGATGGAGGCCGCGAGGTCTGTCGGGAAGCGCCTGCCCACTCAGTATGAATGGGTGGCATTATGTGATCTCGGCTCGACTTGGGACGATGAACGAAAGGGCCGTTGGTTCGGGGGTAATCACGACTCGGACCACAAGGGCTCATTGTTCCTGCCTGCTGCGGGCCTGAAACGCGGCAAGCTCGGCGAGTTGGCCTACACGAGCTCCAGCGGCCACTATTGGACATCGTTGCCGGGCTACGGAAGCTACGGTCTCGCGGGCAACCTCTACTTCAGCTCGGGCACCGTCTTCCCGCAGTGCAGCGACAATAGCACCCTCGGCTTCAGCGTGCGTTGCGTGCGGGATAAATGACCGCTTCATCCTCCAGTTGTCAAATAATAATTGACAACTGAAACTTTAAAAAACATTAAAAACTTTAAAGAAAGGCCATGAGAACACTTGACTTGAAAGATATTTGCGGCTATATGCCGTACGGGCTAATGCAAAAGCATTATAAAAATGTTTGTCCTTTTGCCGTTGAGATTAAGTCACATATAGGTGGATATGTGTTTCTCAAAATACCTCCCAAACATGGAAAGCCTCTTCTTCGCCCGATGTCCGACCTAACCAAAGAGATCACCCACGAAGGGGAAAGGTTTGTGCCGACTTTAGCATTAGATAAATTAAATTGTTTCCCTGTATCTGATACAGAGAAGGCGTTAAGGTACTACGACAAGCTCAATGAATGGATGTTCGACTACCGGAACCTGATCTACGCCGGACTGGCAATCGACGTGAATACCTTACCTGAAAATCCTTATGAATGATGAAAACACCAGAAGAAGCTGCCCGAAAGTACGCAAAGAAGATTTGGAAAAATGGCCGTACTTACAGAAGTAGGATAGGATATTCTGCTGAAGATTTCCTTGCCGGCCTCGCAATCGTCGGAGCAATGGCGGTTGACGCGGAAAAGGAAGGTCGATTTATCCCGGCGCAAGAGATACTCAAGGGGATTCAGAAATCTAAAACCGATAACTAACAAAAATTGTAAATCATGCGAGAGATACTTTTCAGAGGCAAGAGCCTCGACAATGGGAAATGGGAGAGCGGATACCTACTCGAAAATCAAGGTCGTACCTTCATTTACCAAGCAACGAACGATAACGGCCGCATCTCCGTCGCTGCGGTAGAAGTCGATCCGGCCACCGTCGGCCAGTACACGGGGCTAAAAGACAAGAACGGAAAGAAGGTATATGAGGCAGATATCCTTACCGACAAATTTGGAAGCATGGGAGGCGTCGAATGGAGAGACGGTGGTTTTGTCGTGAACTTCGGAGACATGGATATTTTCGATCTGTCTGATTGTTTTGGCGATTCGTATCAAATGTGGGTTATAGGCAACATCCATGATAATGCGGACCTGACAAAATAGACGAAACGAACAAGAACGGTTATCGCTGTTATACAGGAAATAACACTTATACAACTATGAACGAGAACACAGCAAAGAAATGCACTGTATGCGGAAACTATTTCACAATGGATAATTTCCGCCGTACTCACTTATCCGCTGACGGTTACGCTAATATATGCAAGGCGTGTGCCCGCAAAAGGCGGATTCAGAAGAAGTCACATATTGCCGATTTAGGGGGGGGTAACCCCGATTTGGCTCAATTCAAACCTCGTGAACTTATAGAAGAGTTGAGATTTCGCGGTTATCATGGAGAACTGAAATTGACGCAAACGATAAAAGTTTAACAATGAAAAAGATGATGTTTAACGACCGTTACGGCCTGACGCAGGCGGTTATCAGTGGTCGAAAGACGGTGACAAGGCGGATTGTTGATCCGCAGGGTAAGTACGAAGAACTACGGTGGTGGCAGCCATGTCTTGAGTTTGAAGAATGTCTGTATGGCTATACCGAGAATGAAGGTTGGGAGGTAATTGAACCAAGATACAATGTTGGAGAGATCGTAGCCGTGGCTCAAAGATATGATAGCTTCTTGCACCCCAACAATGGAGTGATTGAGCACGATTATCAGACCACCGCACTTGCGTCAAAAGGTTGGGATAACAAAATGTTTGTTAAGGCTGATCTGATGCCCCACCAAATACAGATTAGAGACCTTCGGATTGAGCGGTTGCAGGATATTTCGGACGATTACTTTAAGGAAGGGATAACATTCTTAGTATCGGCTGATGATGGCCGTATACAATGGGGATATGCAGATGAACATTTACGATATTACATGTTCGACTCACCCCGCGAAGCTTTTGCCTCGCTGATCGACAAGGTTTCCGGGAGAGGTACATGGGATCGTAATCCTTTTGTTTGGCGCATCGAGTTTCAACTGGTGAAATAATACAAAGCATTGGGACGATGACGATACCGGAATAATTCCGTATATTTAGCAATGCGAAAGAATTGTGGCACACTTTTATAAGGAAGGTAATCATTAAATTAAAACGCAGAGACATGAAAACGATTCTAATGATTGCATTGATGTGGCTGGCAGCGCCGCCGACCACACAAAAACAGACCATTTATAAGGACGGCAGAAATGTCGGACGAGTGGAAATAGAGCGGGACAATATCCGTGTGTATGATGAGCAGGGACGGCTGAAAATGAGAGGAAAGAAGCAAAAAGGGGTTATCAAGCTATACGATAAGAACGGTAAGTACATAGGTCAGATAAAAGACAGTGACCTGTCATTTTGAGTTGTGATTTGATGTAGAAACGATGAATTCATGGATAACGAGGATAAAATAACAATTCTATGCGAGTTACGGACAGACTTGGTCCCTGACCGGTGTATTCGGGAATTCGCCCGGAGGGATGGAGGAAACGGAATGAGTATCAAATTCTTTCTGACATCCTTGAAGGGAAGGAAAAACGGCAATGATTATGGACTGAAGATACAGACCGAGGATAATCAGACGATTTGGGTGGGAACCGGACGGCTGATTTTTAAGAATGGGAAAAAAATGATTTGATTGAAAATGGAGAAAGAATTAGACACGATACTTGCTACAATGCAGGTAACCAAGTCCAATGTGAAAGGAAGGCATTGGATGGTGACAGGGCACGAATACGAGGCTCTGCACAAAATGTTCGATAAGATATACAAGGTACTCGACGACGGGACGGATAAGGTGGGCGAGATATTCCGCCAGCTCAGAATGATTCCTCCGTTCAGCATGGGGTTGTGTATTTCTGAATCCAAAGTGGAAGACGAGAAATTAATCATGCCGACATGGGACATGGTAGCAAAAACACGCGATGAGATAGACAAAATCATCGCGCTCGTCCATGAAGGATGCTATGCCCAAAAATTCGACCCGACTACCGAGAACGATCTGCTCAATATCACAAGCCAGTTGAGATTTTGGGTGATGCACCTGAATTCGCTGTTGGGTGATATGAAAGGAAGCTCATCTATATAATTTCATGGTGCGGCAAGGTTCTTGATGTCGAAATAAACAAATTCCTCCCCTTTGTGTGTCTTGACTTTTTCGACAACGGCCCTGAAAATGTCCTTGTCGTTGAATCCGTACCTTTTCTGCAATATATCCTGAAAGGGCTTGATCGGATTGTCCCAGTCGGCCAAAGAAGTGGATAGCCCGAATACATAGTGTACTTCGTATGGAGGTTCGGGCAGCACTATGTCGGGCAGCTTCAATAGGCACTCCGTCGTATAGGCATCATACATGGAGGTGCGGAATCTCTTACCCTGCCATGCTCGGTTTACGGTCAGCGGTTTAACGAATATTTTCGGCATATCAGAATGTGATAAAAGAGTAACTGATTCCGGCTCCTATGTAAGGCTTTACCCCTTGAGGCGTGAGAGCATACCCGGCGCTCACACCGATTCCCCAGCGCTTGGGCTTGCCGGGAACCTCGACCCGCTGGACGACCGTGTTCGTCACGGTCTGCGTTTTTCGGAAAATATCGAGCGTATCGAGCGACGCGCGGAAACCGGACACGACGGCGCGGTAATCCTCCCCTTCGTATACTTTCCGGGAAATCGGGACTAACACAGGAACTTTGACCGTATCGCCCGGGACAAGCAAAAGTACCGTATCGACACGAGTCAGGTAGCGGACTTTGGGCACGAGGACAGTTTCCCGGACCGTGTCGCGCACGACCACCGTGTCCGTCGTGTGAATCTCGACGATCTCCGGCTTCACGCTCCGTCGCCCCAGCAGAAATGCGACCGAGATCAGTGCTAAAGCTATAACAACGTTTTTCATGTTTCAGTAAAATAAAAATGCCCGAACCTATCCGCCCGGGCATAAAAAAGGCGGTAACTCCGAATATTGGAATTACCGCTTTCAATTTTATCTCACAAATTATATTGCTCAATAGTACATGGGTCAGTCGTCGGAGAAGATTTTAGCAACATTCGTATTTTATCGATGTCGTCTACGTCTAAACAGTCTATATACTCAGCTTTATTAGCTATTCGCAGCTTTTCTATCTCCCGCAACTTATAGCAATCGACATATCGATATTTCCCGTTTAAAAAAGCATATTTGTCAGGATATATGCAATGTTGATACGGGGCAATTTCATGTGCAAAATTCATATTAATATCGGTATTAATAATCGCTGCACCTATATAATTACCTTCGGAATCAATACCTGCAATGACAAAATATTTTGTACGATCAACGGCACTTTCCCCTTTCGGTGTAATCCCATCTTTAGGGTAAAAGACCATTTTGAATACACTTCCCACTCGTATGGCGGCATTTTTTAATGCTTCTATTTCTTTTAATTGCATTTGCCGTCCATCATTTCATCTAATCCTATTGAGTAGGATAGATACTCCATTATCTCATTTGATGCACCATTCTCACGAGCAATATTGATTTCGTCCATCCTATGGGAACCTTCATTATTGTATGCTCGTGCCCATTCCCCGCCGTGCGTCTTTTCCATAAGAGTATCGAAGTCCATTTTAGACACTTCATTGATAGCAGCATCTAAGCATTCGACATTCGATTTTGATAGGCAATTCATATCAGGCGCTTCCAAAGCGGAGAAATTCTCGTCTTGGCATTCGATTACGGCCGAAATTCGTCCAAGTACACGATCATCGCAAAATCTATATGGAGAACTGTCCCCACGCGCTACTTTCAGAATATTGTACACCAGCGACGGAACCGGCCCAAACTGCAATGCTACAATACTGTCGTTAAACATGGGTATGCCATACTTCACAAGATGATTCTTTTGCGCGAAAAAAGCCGTTTTAACGATATGATATACATCTCGGCTATTCTTCGGCATACGGCTCAAAATGTAAAGCAAGACTGCCTTCAATCTGCGTATATCCGACTCTCGCATAAGATTGTTTATGTAGGTTGCACTGAATAAATATAATGCAAATATGGAAAACTCACTTCCTAATTGCAAATTTACCGCAAAAATAGTGCAACGACGTTCTCAAATTTCCGTCCGATAAGTTCTACATCAAATCACAACTTCTTCACCTCCACCACCTTCGTCAAAGTGGAATCCAAAACAAATACCTCGTCATAAACCACCACATTGTCCGTGTTCTTCTTGGCCCTGTACTTGTGGCGGATCGAGTAACCGGTGAGGTGGGGGACGTAGTGCTTTACTATACTATCCCCCATATGTATGTACTTAAGCAGCCATTTATGGGATATATCCCATGCTGCTTGTCGTCCTCTCGTAAGATACCCTTGACTTAGCAATTCTTGCTCAATCTCTGAACCCGCCATGTAGTATTTAACTGCTTCATTCCTTACCACTTGATATGCTGGATCATCTTCTACTTTAGAATAAACCGTATCCAACTTTCCCCATTCGAGAGGCTTGTACCGACGGATACTGTCGGAATACGTAAGATATTCCATAACAATCTGCTGTTCCTTAGGGGCTTCGGAACAGCCGACGAAAAAGAAAAGAAGAAAAAAATACAACAGCTTTTTCATACGTTGAATGTTTTTTAGGGGTGAGAATTGGCCTACTATTATCTTAGATATACGAAGCGTGGGCGATCACTTCTTGACTAAGAGGTACGACCAATACCCGCCAACCAAAAGTAATGCCCACGCACAACGCAGACATCAGCTTGATTGTTTAGGGTTGGATTGTTAATTGGTCGTTTTCTTAGTCCTAAAACAATAGCTAATGCTATTCAATATGTCAATACAAACATATGAAATTTTATCTCACGCCCTGTTTTTATATATTTATGGAATCGGGCGTGGTATAATTTAAACTTATAATTTCCAGGCATTTGTTGGTGAAATACGCAAGCTATTATGAACCGGGGGGCACAATGATCCCCCCGGTTCTCGGCAATTGCAATGTGTAAATTTTGCACATTGCTCAGATCGGTAATTCCAATATGTCAAAGAACCGCTGCGAATATCTACATCATGTCGCGCCACGCCTCGGGCTTTCGGTTGTAGAGGTAGTTCAAATCCCGTTCATGGGTTTTGGCCTCTATTTCGAAAGGATTCCCCTTGTAACCGTGGCATATCCATTGCCAGATATATCGGCAGTAATACAGGAAATATCCATGACAGTCTTTGGCTTGGGCCGCATGGATCGATTCGTGATTGACGGTAACGGCGCTCAGGGGCTTGAACTTTTTGCGCGCGAATATGACCCCGAACAGCATCATGGCCTTATATCCGCGAAACGGGATCAGGGAGTTGTAGATGATTTTCATTTCCGAATCGTGATGTAAATATCTTCGCCCCGGGAGTCGGCCTCGTCGAGAATGTCAAGCAGGCGGAACAGGGTAGCCCGGGAATTGATGACCTGTCCTTTTACCTTGTTCTCTCCGACCAAGATACAGCCCTCCGTGTCGGCCGGCGTGTTCCCCGAATGGATAAGTATTCCTGAAAAGTGAGGCACATCCAGCAGCAGGGGGACATTGCGGTCTCCGTATCGAGGCGAGAACTTGGGCGACTGGGTCATGGCGATCCGATAGCGACCGTAAGGTATAGCCGTCTTGCCGTATATCTTGACTTCCTGACCGTCGAATACGCCATTGGCGTTGGCATCCCGGTCGGTATCTTCCAGCGTATCGCACTCGAAGGATGCCGACGGGATGCTTAAACGCCCGATGGTATAAGTGGGCGCGAAATAGATTCGCCTCAGAGATAGAAGCATGGTTATTTCAGAATACCGGCGGTTTTCAGAGCGTTTGCCAGCAGGACCAGGTTCGCCTGCACGCCTTCGGCCGTGTCCGATGCTCCCCATGTGGGCGTGGTCTGCGGTGTAACCAGTTTGGCGGTAACGTCCGATGCGAGTTTTGCCAGAGTAACTTTTGCGCTCCCGATAGTCGGATTCGGGTAGCTTCCGGTCAAATCGCCACCAGCAGAACCGGACGGAGGCAGAGAAGTCGGAACATTCGGAATAACCCCGTCAGCCAGC